TAAAAAAAGTTTTATCATAGAAAAAACTCCATTAGGGAATGTGTTAATGTTTTATAATCAAGATAAATTAACCTTTGATTATTATTCAGATGTTACTATTCCATATAGATTTTTAGAAACTGTTGCAAGAAAGTATGTTTTGACATATAGATATCGACCATTGTATATTGATATGGATGAAGAACTAAAAAATTATGAAAAAAAAATGGATCAAATTGAAGAAATGAAACGTGAAGAAATTCAAGAAAATATTAAAAATAGTCTAGATGAAAATGGTAAAGAAATAGAAAATGATAAAAAAATAGAGAAGAAAAACGTATTTGCCAAATTTAAAACATATAATAAAGAAGCCGGGACAGGTAAAGTAAATACGGCACCTCCACCCAAAAATAGTATTCCTCAGGGTAGGATTTCTATAAATTTAAATGATTCAAAGAAAGACAAAGATGGTAAGTCAGAAAAGATTTTATTAAAAGAGCATTCAAATAGATATTCGCATCAAGGCAAATTTGCTAATTTTAATATTTTACAAAAAATTGACAGGAAAAAGATCGATAAAAAATTTGCCTTATCATTTGCAGATTTTAAAAAAATGAATGCGAATAATAAAAATAACAAAAATTTAATATACTAATATATTAACATGCAAAAAAATAAATTAAAAATATCAAAAACCAAAAAAAATAAATTACGATTTAAAAGGAAAAAACAAACTAATAGAAGACAGTATGGTGGTGACGTATTAAGCAGTGTAAGCAATAACAATACGGTAAATAAAATAATGGAACAAGTAAAATCAGAAAGAAAAATGGATTTAGGAAAACTTGAAATAGTGCAAAAAGTTCAAAATTTATTAAGTGGTTTATTTTTGAAAGCTACCGATAATATAGCCAAATTAGCCAATGTTGATATTAACGACTCAAGTTCTATTGATAAAAAACTAGATCAAATAAAAAATATACTTGTAAACCCTGAAAATAAAGAGAAGGTTAAAAAAATTATAAGTGATTTATCAACCCAGGGAGTAATTGCAATTCAGGCAGCCAGTCCTTTTTTACAAGAATTTTTAGATAAAGGTGTGACCATAGGTACCAAAACTTTATCTGAAATTAGTCAAGCAATTGTTAAAATTGGTTTTAATACTGCAACAGAAATACCTGGGGTGGGTATTTTAGTTGGTACAATTCGTTCTATTGGAAATGCTGGAGATGCAATTACAGCAAGTACAAATGCGGCTGCCCAACTTGTAACGAATTATTCGGATGCGATAAACGGTTCTTTTTTAAATTTTAACAAATTGTCTCAGGAAAACAGTAATCGTTTGAATAATATAAATAAATCTATTAATGAATTCAAACAACCACCATTAAATATGCCAAATAATATGCTAAAAAATATTCCTTCCACCAACATGATGTATCAAGGAGGCAATTATTTAAAAAATTAACTTCTGAAGAATCCTATTTTATTAAATATATAATCACTTTGATTTATACCAGAAAACTTGTCTCTACGACTTGAACAACCTAATAACCTTGCCGTATTTTGAGATATTATCTTTGATTTTTTATTGTATATATAATCACTACCAATACCAGTTGGACCCCGGTACCCATTTAATCTTGCAATTTTATCAATACAATATGACCCTGTTGTTGGTATATTCCTATTAAGACCTAAACTATATGTCATTTATTATATTAGTATAATATAAATATAAATAAAATAAAAACTTTTCTTATTTGTTTTTATTTTTGTTTTGTTTCCACTCTCTGAAACCATTACTTTTATAAATATTAAATGATGTTCCAAGATGTGATTTTGCAATTAAATATGCTTTTTTATGAGTTTCATTTAAAGTACATAAATATTCATAAATTTCTTTTTGTTTTTGTTCATCATATTTATTAACAATTTCAGGAATAGGAATATCTAAATTTTCAAACATTATTATTAGTTTATTTTATTATTATTTTATTATTATTATATTAAAGTCTCAAATATTTAAATAAAACTCAATTTTATTTAAATAAAAAATTAAAAAATTTTTATTAATCATATGTAATTAATGCCAGTAGTTCATTCGCATTTTCAGTTTTGAAACGAATAGAACTTTGATTTAACATTTTTGTTATACTAGTATCAACCTTATATCCATGCGATACTAAAAATGTTAGAAGATCTGGGAACTCATCAGTTGTCATTAAGTCAGAATAATTACCATTGTTAAAATTTAAACCATCAAATCCCCGTAAACTTCTTAATCCAATACCACATGTTTGTATACGACTATAATTTCCGGGAAATTTGAATGGACTTAATGGATATATTTTGATTCGTCTTATTAATTTCAAAAGAGGACCTTTGGGTGGAAAATTCATTGTAATAATATTATAGTAATATTGATTAAAAGGATCGTAATAAGGTTGACTAAATAATGAAATAGTTTTAGACATATACAAAGTAAATAAAATTAATATAAAAATAATAAATAAAAAAATTGAAATAGATTGAATATAAGTATTACATGTATTTATAATAAATAATGTCAATGTCAATTGAAAATGAATACCCTATCTCTAGTAGAAAACGATTATTTATTGATAATAGTGTCAGTAATGATAATGATATTATTAATGATTATGATCGAAGAGATTCAGATATTTCCAATCATGTTACTATAGACAACAAAAACAACAAAAACAACAAAAACAACAAAAACAACATTTATCGTTACAAGTTTGATGAAACTATTATTAATGAGATCCATAATTTTTCAAAAATTCACGAATTTGATCAACGTAATGATTTTAAAGATGCATGGAATAATTGGTTAATTGAAAATAATACAATTGTTACACATGAAACTCAAAGATTAGTAGATTTGGGTTATCAAGGCGACATAATAGATAAAATGTTTAAAAGTGCCCGTTATTATTTTAGAAAAAAAAGCACCGAAAAAAAAGAACCAACTAAACGTCGCAGTTATATTGGAATTCAAAAAGAATTATTGGATTCTATGGATTCTCATATTTTAAAAAATATAAAAAATGATGATTATAGACCTGCAAATGGGTTTGACCAATTTTGTAAAGAAAATTTGGATTTACTGAAAAATGAAGTGAATAAACTAGTTAGTTATGATATAACAGATATAAATGAGATTAAAAATAAAATTAAAAAAACATATAAAAATAGATATTTTATGATTATAAGCAAATAAATGATAAACTATATATATTAATATACGAATTGAATGAAATCGGGTATAAATGTGGATTCATTAGAATTATATATAAAAAATTATGAAATAAATTATGAAAAAAAAGATCATGTAAAAAAAGAAGAATTTATTTCAAAAATAGTTGAATATAATTTTTTTATTCAAAATGAAATAGACATCTCTCAAATTATTGATAAAAATATTCCATATTATAAAAAATACGGGTTTTTTCGTTTTTTAACAGTTCAAGACTATAATGTAGTAAAATTAGGTAGAAATAATGAAAATTCATCAGAAAAATTAGTAGATAAAAAATACTTGTTATTGAAATACAGAGATATTAGTGAATCCGATAACAATATTATCGATTTTTTTATTAACGAAGATAATAGCAAATTACCATTATTATGGAATTTATTTAATTTTTATGAATATTTTTTAAAGAATATTTCATTTTTATCAGAAAATAATATCCATTTACTTGATTTTTCAGTAAAAAATTTATTATATGATTCAAAAAATTCATGTATTTATTTAAGAAATTTTGAAAAATGTTGTATAAAGTCAAAATTATTTGAAAATTGGAATGATGTAAATGAATTTATTACTATTTTAGAAACAATTGAATATTTTGGTAATAAACATTTTGACTTGTACTTTGCCAAACAAATCCTAATAAAAAAAGATTTAATGATTATTTTGAATAATTTAAATATAATTATTGAAGACTATATAAATAATTTGTATTTTTTGAGATTTTTTCCTGAAACTATTAAAAATGAAATTACTGTAAAATGGAAAAAACATATAAAAAATTATCTTATTTTTGAAAAAAGTCTAATAAATTCAAAGATAATTGAATCAAATAATTGGAAATCATATTTGCATATTTTTTTAGAGAATTCACATATTAAATCAAATATTTGGGAGACTTTCAGTATGAATAGTCTATTTTTGAATATTTCAATTAGTTTTTTGAAATTTTTTGATATTGAACAAAAAAATTCAATATTACATCAATATATACAATTTTTATTAAAAAACTTAGATATAACAAAACCGATTAGTATTGAGATAAATGAGAAAAAATATGATTTTTTTATGAATTCAATAGAAGATAATTATAATTTAACTTTTGAAAAACAAGAAGGTTTATATAATTATTTAATTAATAATATAAATCTATTTTGATTATTTTGATTATTTGCGGTGACGACGAGTCTTTTTACCATGTTTTCCTCCTCTCTTTTTAGATGATCGTCTACTTTTGGTGCCTCTTTTTCTTCTGGCACCGCCACTTGCAGTTAGAGCAGCTGTTAAAGGTCCACTTTGACCCATACCTTGAGTAATTCCTTGACCATCAATTCCGTCATATTGAGGTGAAAGTGGTAGTGATGCAGGACTAAAAGGTGAACCATATGTAGCACCTCCTTTTTTACCTTTACTAGATTTTTTGGACATGGAACCGGTTGATCCCATTTTCCCTTGGCGTTTAAGTTTACTAGCTTCTACCATTGCTTCCTTGTAACTGTAAGCTTTGTTGGTTTTTCTTTTTTCGTTCATAATTTTCATAACAAAATCGGTCCAGGCTGTCATTATACAATAATTATAATATATTAAAATATTATAATTTTTGTCTAATTTTTGTCTAAAAGTAATTAAAATATTAAAACGCAATTACCAATCATAAGCCAATTCCAATTCAAGAGAGAAAGAAAAATCCATATTATTAAGAAATAATAATTCACCAAATTGGTTTAATAATTGAAATTTAAGTTTTTGAATATTGACAGGACCAAAATACTCACGTTTTTTTTCAATATAATCACTACCATTATTGAAGCAATAATTAAAATTTGTAGTAGGAAATGATGTATTCTGATTCAATGGGACCATCGCTAATATATTATCAATAATGATACTTTTTGAAAACATACCTACAATATTTTGAGATTGAGATTTATTGTAATCATTCATAGTAAAATACAGATAATTGGTAAAATTACCATTATAAATGCCTTCAGTAGTATATGATTTGCTATTTACATATACAGATTCTCTGAAACCCATAATCCATCCTAATCTTTTATATAGTTCCGTGACATCAACATCCATACAACGAATTGTTTTGTATTCTGTATTTAAGTCAAATGTAGTTTCTATGTTATATCTAGTATCAAACCCTCTTAAAAAATCCATGAAAAATGTGTTTTTGACATTTTTAATTGTTATTTTGAATGTTATAGGATCAATAAAAACTTTAAAACGATCACCCGTATTTAATGTATGATTAATTAATTCTTCAAGTACGCATGTAAAACATTCAGGTGTATAATTACCATCAGGCATAACTACCCACCCACCTAATGCAGTATTATCTTCTTCAATATAAAACGAATTGTTCTTGTTGTATTTTGAAATACAATAAAAGACATTTGGAATTTGTATTGATGAAAGACGAATTGAAAAAACATTTTTAAAATAATAAGGTAGAAAAATAGTAAAATCAGTAGAAATTGTTTTATCATAATCCTGACGATAAAGTGAATTTAATATAATAGTTGTAAAAATTGTTTTTCTTTTAAGATTGTTCAAATCACTTCTCATTATATTGGTGTTGTAGGCCTCGATCGGATTTAAATATTTGTCTTTGTTTATAATATCATTAATAGATATTGTTTCTTTATTCATAGTATATCTACCACCTGAATATGTATTGGATGTTTGATTGACAATTTTATCTTTATTAGGAGTATTTAATAATTCATACTGATCTTCTATAAAGTCTTGTTCTTGATTAGAAGTTTTCACAATTGTTTCAATTAAAATTGTTTTTGCATTTTCTAGAAATTGACTAATATTATTTTTATAAGTTTGATTGTATTTATCTGAATTTCCTACAATAATATTCATATTTTTATGTTTTTCCATAATATCATTATAAGTAAAATTATCATACAGACCCAGAAATCTTTGAAGTTCTTGAATTGTATAATTATTTATATCAAAATCAAAATTATTATTTATTACATCTGAATCTGAATCATAATCACTATCAGATTCTGATTGTGAGACTAGATATGAATTTCTAGTTCTAGGTGTTTTTATCATTATTATTAAGTTATATTAAAAAAAATGAATTAAATTTTATATTATTATTAATATTAATACAAAATAAATTAAAAAGGTTAAAAAATACAACTGGAGGTAGTAAAACTAAAGGTCAAGCGCGCAAATTTGTTAATAGTATTAAACAAACAACTCATTTAAGAGTATCAAATGACGTGTGCGAAGTTTATGCTCAAGTAACAAAAATGTTAGGAAATGGTATGTGTCATGTATTATGTATAGATCAGGAAACAAGATTATGTCACATACGTGGTAAATTTAGAGGAAG